ATTATTATGTCAGCATCTTTCTTGTTTGCAGATCGTCATTCGGTTGTTCAATATTTCACAACCAAAGGCGATATCCACGTCAGCAAATTCTCTTATATTAGAATTTGCCTGAAGTGGCCCACCGGAACTCGGATTCGTATTAAGAATCTGAGCGAAGATAGGGCTCTCCAGTATGTGAATAAATTACATACCGGAGGCTGGATCGATGATGACACGTACGATACTCTGTATCTGTACGTTAATAATCTCGTTTCAGGATTTGGGTTTAAGGAAGAGTCTCTTTAAACCGTGTTATGCGACCCACGGCCAAGTCACCTAGGTGACTTGTGTATGTTGCGTACAACCCGCAAGGGTGCTAGTACGGATGTCGGTTTATAAATTGTTAGGAGTGCTTATGAGAACTAGATCACGTGGCGGCATCACTGCCACCCCTGTGAACACTTACACAAAAATTACTACTTGTGCAGGTGGTGTAACGACGACGGATCAATATCCTACTTCGTTACGTAACGGTACTCTCGAGGTTATGACAGATACTGTCAACCCCGGGTTTCACCGTGCTAAGTCTCAAGGCCACACCTTTTGCAATGGTTTTACCTCCACTAAAACTGTGGAGACAACTATTGCTTCAGGTGAAGATGTGCAAACCTACCTTCCGACATGCTCCGGAGGATCCGTTAGGAAGTACAGCTATGGGCCTTTTGCAAATAATGCAAGTGGCCTTGACTGCGACCCTAATGGAATCCATAGCAGTAACTATAACTCAGCTTTTTCACTAGCCTCAACGGCAGCTCTTGCAAATGTTGAAGAGCCTGACGTCCAGGGGTTAGTCGAAGCGGCTGAGTTTAGTAAAACGTTAAGGACTGTCCCGGACTTGGTACGCAATTCGAAGAAGCAGCTTGCTAAGCTGCTGAAATCGAAGAGCTTCCGTAAGTCTGGAAAGACCTTAATCGACTACTGCTCCAGTTCCTATCTTGCAGGTCGTTACGGGATCACTCCCGTAATATATACTGTTGAAGGACTGGGTAAGGCGCTAAACCGTGCTACCTCGGAGCCGGTACGGAAAACTGCAAGAGCCAGTGCAACAATCCCGTCTCTAGTATTAGAGTCGAATGATATATTGCCTGGTTCTATACAGATCCACCGGACCTTCTACACATCTAAGACTACTCGAGTTAGAGCCGGCGTTCTTTATGAACAACGTCTCGATTTCGATGCCTATGGTGTGCGCGTTCAAGAGCTACCCTCTGCTATTTGGGAGTTAACAACTCTCAGTTTTGCAGCTGATTGGCTCGTGAACGTAGGCGATTACCTTCGGGCAATCACTCCGAAAGCAGGTGTCAAAGTTCTACAAACATGGGCCGTGACGGAAGTAACGGAGGTCAAACGTGCATATTACCGCACGGTTGCCAACAATACTGATCCGAATTGGTCCCTCGTTTGTGGTCGCTCTGGCACTAGCAACGTCGTCGTGACTAGTAAGTCACGCGTCTGCGGCATTTCGGCCTCCCTTGCAACCAAGTTTCACGAAATAAAATTCGAGAAACGCAAGGATTTCCTTCATGCTGCAGATTCCCTTGCACTATTCGCACAATTTCTGTTGCGGAAGCGCTAAACTAACCTGGAGTTAACCAAGAATGTCTATCACTCTTAATACCGTAGTATTCAACCAGGACACGTTTGTGTCTGGCGATAAAGTGCTGTACACCTCTGCAAACAATACCTTTTCTTCAAAGGATCGTTTGACTTTGGCTCGTACAGCCCCTAAAGCCAGTACCTCGTTCGCTGGTGTTGCTCGCGCTGAGGCAAAGCGCACCAAAACTGTTACTCTTGCTGATGGCTCACAAGCCGACGCAATTGTAACTTTCTCGGTGTCTTTTCCTGTCGGCATGGCGAAAGTCACTGCTGATGCTCTCCGGGACGATATCGGGGATTTCGCTATTAGTGCTGCAGCTGAGACTCTCTGCTGGAATCACGACTTGACATACTAAGTCGCTTCCAATGGAGATCCTCATTGCAGCCCTGATAGCTCTCCGTTTCGTCCTTTGCCCGAGTGAGTTGGGCAATATCTTAACTACTGAGGAACATAATGTCCCATCAATTGAAAGTGAGAGAGCAACAATCGAAAGCGCGAAGACGGTACATAATAATACTATCTTCGTTTCTGAAGGTGAATTGTGAGCATATGCCCTTTTTCAACCGTGCTTCCGGATTTATTCGGAATAACGATTGGGCGAGTCTATATGCTCTAGCTGTCTATGAGTCGACTGTTGTATACGACTCCGCTAGTTCTTTCTATCTAGCGCGACAGTTTTCTGCTCTGATTTTAAAGTACCCCTGGAAACCGAGTGAAATCGGTTTGCCAGATCCCCGCGAAACAGCGATCAAAACTTTCCATACGGCCGAGAGGTCGTGTGAGAAGTCCAACCGCCGCTTCATTAAAGGGCGTACTATTAGCCGCTACGAACAGTATTTGGACGTAGCGGCTGCTGAGATTGAGAGGCTAATCGGTGAAGAACCCGACGTCTCAAAGATCTTGGCTCAGTGCAGTTTCAGTTCAGGCGCTAACATCGGAATAGGGGGCGGAAAGACCAATCTATATCGCAAGTTATATGCGACTGATTGGGCCTCCTCTCCGACAGCTTTGCCATACGCCATCGCCAGTCTCTGTTCTAACGAACAGTTCCTTTACGCCCTTAACAAGCGTAATGATGCAGGTCTCGCATGTATTTCTCGCGACCCTGCTGATTGGACGAAGCGCATTGCGTATGCTTCCTTCAACCACATTAGTTTTGTACCAAAGACCGCAAAAACACACCGTGCAATTGCGATCGAACCGATACTCAACTCGTTTGTACAGAAGGGAATTGACAAAAACCTACGGGACAAGCTACTCCGATGGAATCTTGATCTTTCAGATCAAGTTCGAAATCAGGAGATGGCTCGTGTCGGAAGCATTGATGATTCCCTATGTACTATGGACTTATCGTCCGCGAGTGACAGTATTAGCGTCCAGTTAGTCCGGAGGCTTCTCCCACGCTCCTGGTTTTGTCTACTCGACTGCACCAGGAGTCCATCCTACAAACTAGGCGGCGTTGTTACGCGCAGCCATAAGTTCGTTAGTATGGGGAACGGTTTCTGCTTTCCACTCGAAACACTAATCTTTGCTGCCTTGGCCCGCTCCGTCATGAAAATTGACGGGGTTACGGATCGTCGGTATTCAGTCTACGGTGATGATATCATCGTACCGTCTGATGCCTACGAGCAACTGAGAAAAGTGCTCACGTTTTGTGGTTTTACTTTGAACAATTTGAAGTCGTTCAAAGATGGCCCTTTCCGTGAATCTTGTGGGGCAGATTGGTACAAGGGACTGGACGTCCGTCCAGTGTTCTTGGACTATCATATGTCTGACGTGAGTCAGGCTATGATATTCCACAACGGCACCCTACGCGGAGATTTCACTCGAGAGAGTTTTGAACAAACTCGAACGAGCATCCGCTCTTGGTTTAAGGATCCATTCCTTCGACCATTTGGGAAGTACTCAGTCCTTAGTCGTTCAGCTGAACGATGGGAGGTGCTGAGTGCTAATGGCGCATTTACAGTTCCAAAAGATCTGTTCATGTCCAGCCGCTGGGCTCGTTGGAATCGGAACGAGCAGCGTTGGAGTTGGAAAGAGTATACTTACTCGCCCAAAGCCGACACTGCGAATTCTAATTCTTTCGACCATGCCAGAACCTTAGCTTCAATCCGGGAACCTGGATCTACGCTAAGCCTTCGTTACGCAACGAAACGAAGAACGCTAAAAAGATAGCGCTCGTCGGGACCATAAAACAGTCCTCGCTTTGTAACTCCTGTCGGGATAAAAAATATTGAC